CGGGATATGCAACGCCTCAGAGATGAAGCATGGGAAGCAGGGAACTTCGGTGCAGCCATCAAAGCAGAAGAACTACGCCTGAAAGTTACCGGCCTCATGGTAGCCCGTAGCCACGTTACCCACGAAAACGTAGAGAACTTAACACGGGATCAAATCGTTGAACAACTACAAGAATTCATGACGCGTGCTAAAGATCGCATGATTGATGTCACACCTGAACAAAGTCCCACAAATGACGACATTGAACTTATAGCAGACTGTAGCGAGAACGTGGCCGAATAGGCTCTGCGCTTAGAAAGGTGGTCGTGGCGGGGCCTACGAGGCCCAGAAACGCACAGCAGAGCGCCGAATCGGGATTAATCGGGTTCGGGGTGCTTAAACTTGTTCGGGTTACTGTACGGGGCTATTATCGGGGTCTTCTGAATCGGGGTTTTTGTGTTCGGGGTCGGGTTCCGGGTCGGGGATAACCCGATGAATTGTTCGGGTTCGGGTTCCGGGTTAAGAGACTCACCCGGCCTGTAACCAACCGCAGTGTTTTTGTTGCCTGTAGTTCGCCCGGATGTATAACCCGAATAATTGTTCGGGATCGGGGCCTGAATCGGGGTAACCGGGAACCTATAGCTGTATTCTAGTCACCAGTTGTAACCGAGATACCAGCAAAAAAACCAACCGCAGTATTTTGTGTTCCAGTGGTTTCTGAATCCCTGTAGAATAACCCGAATAATTGTTTGACTTGTCCCGGCGGAACCCGGCGAATCTTTTTTATATTTACCTGTTGACATACCACGCCAGGTGGGATAGTGTGGGACTATTCTAGTAGAGAGGAAAGACAATGAAACATTGGGAAGTAGAACACAACGGCGAGTATCTTCGGATTGAATGGAACGGAACAAGCAATTTTAACTTGCAAACACCTATCGGGGGTCAGTGGGTCGATTACCATTGCTTCACCTGTTACGGTATTGATAGCGACGACGAGGCACTTAACCACGCCTTCGACGTAATCACCGAGATGGAGGAAGCAGCATGAGCAAGTTTAAGTCGGATTGGATTGCGGATGCGATGCAGTGGGGCAAGATGAATCGGGCCGAGGCCGAGGATTGCTGGGATAAGCAAGAGTATCGGGACTCATAAACAATCGGGATCGGGGTTCGGGCCTTCGGGTTCGGGCTTCGGGCTTCGGGGTTCGGGGTTCGGGGTTATATATATACATAAATATATACATATATACACATACACACATACATACACACATACATGCGCGTTCCTTTTATTGTTTTTAGGGGCGTTTTTTTGTGTGTCGTTTTGGCGTCCAGATATTAAGCCGAACAATTGTTTGACTTATCCCAGATTTACCCTTGTTTTATGGGATTATATGGTTTAAAAGAAGTTAAGGGGCGGCATGGTGTCGTTTCTATCTAGAAAAAGTGGAACAAAAACAATGACTTATACAATCGATAAAAACATTCCAATGCCAAACGCCAACGGACGTGGACGTGAAAAAAGTGAATTGCGTTTGACTGTGGAGCTAATGGAAATTGGTGACAGTATTGTTATCAATACAAGGGAACGCAAAACAATTCATAACATGACGCGTTCTGTTGGCATTGCATACCGATGCAAGGCAATTGGTTCAAATCAATATCGCGTTTGGCGCACTTCAGAAAAGGGAACAATATAATGGATTGTACATTTGGAATTGAAATTGAGATTAGCGGCGTCTCAAAAGAGCACGTTAAATCAGAATTTGCACGGCGCGGTATTCTAGGTTGTAAGGTGGTTTTGGATCAAACGCCAACTGTTGACGCCGAAATAGTAACGCCAGTTTATGCAAATTGCCAAGTGGCACGCGAGCACTTGATTACAATCTGTGATGCGCTGGCGCACTTAGGCGCTCGCGTCAATTCAAAGTGCGGCTTGCACGTTCACATTGGCAACGCGCCTTTGAATGACAATGTAACGCCGTCACAGTTTACTGGCACTAGCATTGCATACAGCGAACGCACTGGCCTTTATCATACAGACCATGCAGACCCATTTGACGCCGTAATAGTAAAAGACATTATGGTGCGCTATACTCGCATGCAGACAAGCCGCAATGGTATTAACGCAATGCTACCAGAAAGCCGCCGTTCTAATCGCATGTGCCAGCGTTTAGACCTAAACAGAATTGAGGCGGCTGACCTTACAATAACAGATTTAAAAGCCGCAACGTATGGCAAATTTTCATCCATTAACTTGCAAACGTGGTCTAATGGTACAATTGAATTTCGCCAGCATAGCGGCACTATTGAAGCCGATAAAATCTGGGCTTGGGTTCAATTTCTTTTAAACCTAGTAGACCATACTACGCAAAATCGCGTCACATCTGGAAGCCGTACAATTGTACGCGATACGCCAGAAACTCCATTCCGCAACGGTTCACGCGTTGGCGTCCAATATACCATGATGCGCCAATCTGGCGGCGTATCAACTCGCGATATTATGGACTGTACGGGATGTAGTGAGCAGCGCGTGCGTGCCGCTGTAAGTGAGATTAGAACGCGTGTAGGTGACGCGGCTGTAATCACACACACACAACAGGCGAACGGCGCGTCATATGGTTCTGGAACCGACTACACTTCATATGAAGTGCAAACTACATTCACTGAACAAACTAGCGGCGTGACATTGCTACCAGATAACAGCATAGGCAACGCCAGCATATGGGCTGGAATTCCAGATGAAGCGTTTGAATGGTGGCAATCTCGCATAGTCGCGCTGTCATAGGGCAGCGTACTACCTCACAACAACAGAGAGGCCCGCCTAGTGCGGGCCTTTTGCTTTTCCAAGGTACCCTAGCCAATCTAAACAATTGTTCGTGAAATCGGGGTTTATACGGTATGGCCCCCCTTTTGGCCACACGGCTATCGGGCTGGCGACCTACACAGTGTTTTACTCAAACGGTTTCCTCGAAAAATGTTTTGACTATCTGTGGGATTGATGAGGGGGTCCAAAAAAATTTTTCAAAAAAATCCGTTGACGGGTCCCTTATCTTCCCATACAGTACCACTCAGAGTGAAAAGGGAGAGAGTTATGCATTTTGACAGTAAGCACCCATTTGGCAGTCCCGTTAAGTTTGATGGCAGAGATGGCTATAAAAGTATTCAATGCCCCAAGTGTGAGGGTGAACATATGCACATAGATGGTCTATTTAAAACGCCTGAGAGGGATGATAAAGTTGCGATTCGTCTGTCTTGCGAAGGTTGTCCTGAGATTTCTGATCTTGTGATCAATAGCTATAAGGGTTTTCTTTACTTAGGATTTTCTGCAAGTAAAATAAATATTGCAGACTTAGAGCCTAGCTGGGTTAAGGTTAGTTGATGCCTGAGTACAGATTAACATATAGAAAAGGAGAGAGTTATGAAATGGGAAATTGATACGAAGACCAAGCATCTGAGCCTTGATGGTCATTATCACATTAGCTTTGACAGGTTAACTGAGGATGATTGGTTTCGTCATTTGTCTGAAAAGAATTGGGTTGATATGACAGAGATTCTTCCTGCATTTGTCGCGGCTTATGATGCTGCTGGACTGAAGTTAGATAAAAATTTCTTTGCGCGTCACAAGGAGTCATTTTTTCATCGTGCTGAAAGTGATTATGCAGATGGATTAAGGAGTGTTTGGATTGACAAGTGCAATATCGGTTCTTCATTTTTAGAGACAGCTTCTGATTTAAATGCTTGGATTTTCACTTCTAATGATATCTTGATTTCTTCTTTAATTTCGCACAGAGAGCCAGTTAATGCCTGAGTACAGATTAACATATGGTTATGATCAGGATTTCTTTGCGCAGGGTGCTGGGGAGGTTGTTCCTATTTTGCAGGAGCGCAGGAAGAGTTCTGAGGATGAGGGTTCTTTTATTCGCCGTGCTGCGCTTGAGATGTGTGAGTGGAATGGGAAGAATTATTACTTTCATAGCCGTGATGCGTTAGCTGAGAGCATGATTAGGAATGGTTTGTTAGAGGTTATTGATTAAATCTTGAGTTCTTGCTAAGATTGCTTTGAAATTCAGGAGATTTATTGATGGTAGCAGTAAAGTCTACACCTTTGGGGCCTCCTATGGGTGGTCCATTGGGTCCTCCACCGGGCGCTCCCGTTCAGATGCCGAACACAGGCGGCCCTCCTCCGATGATGCAGCCGGGCATGGCTCCGCCACCTCCTATGGGCATGGCACCTCCACCGATGGGTGGTGTTCCGCAGGCTGCACAGGCTTCTGCGCCTTTATCTACACAGGTTAGTGGTTATGGTGGCAGTGCCTCTGGCCGCGCTAAATTCAAGGGTGCTTTAAGCGCACGCAAGACTGCGTTTATGGCGAAGCAAAATACTCCTGTTCCTCCTGTTGCTCCTCCTAGTTTTGGTCAATTTGCTGGCGGTCCTATGGCTGGCGCTCCGATGGGCGGACCT